TTTTGTGGTACCAGACCGCCCGTTCGAACGCGGCGTTCCACGCCCAGACTTCAGCGTTCTCCCACATAAGCGCCTGCGCCAGGCGCTTTGGAAACTGCTGATCCGGCAACCACAACTGCGGGTCTTCATCGTCGATGGCCCACGCCATGCAGATGACTTCGGTCGAGGGGTGGGCGGCATAGTTGTAGCCGCCGGCTGTCTTGATGTCACATTCGGAATATGTTTCAAAGTCGATGCTGATCTGCACTGTTCAATCTTTCTCTGCGCCAAGTTCGCGAAGCACCTTGCGGAGATCGCCGATCTTGTTTTGGGTAGCTCTGTGGTCAGACGCCGTCAAGGACATGGCCACGAAGCGGCTTCCCTTCTCGGTTTCGACGACCAAGCGTTCATGCTTGCCGCCCATGTCAAAGCGGTGGGCGATGACGCCAGACCATTTGTCTAGCTCTTTAATCAGTTCTTTTTTCGTGCGACGGTCCATGTCTTGCTCCTAAAGGTTAGGGCTGGGGGCGACTTCCAAACTCCCCCAGCCCCTCATTGGTTAGTCGAGGAAAGAGTCGTTATCGTCTTCTTCGATTTCGCCAAACACGTCAGCGGTGGTCTTCTTGCCGCCAAACGCATCGCCGTCCTTGACGAACTGGATGGCGTCGAGCGATGCGTTCACACGCTTGCCCCACTGGTTGTCCTGCGCCCACAGCGAGATCGCTGCGTTGACGTAGCAGCCGGCGTAAGGCTTGCCGTCTTCTTCGGCCAGAGGATTCTTCTTCTGGTCGACGATCACGGGACGGGTCTTCGTGGATGCCGAGAGGAACATCGCGCCGTCGTAGCCGTCGTAATCCTTTTCTTCACCGTCGCCGATGCAGACCTTGAGCGACTTCGGCACGTCCTTGCCCCACTTCTCGGTGGCCACGGCCTTCACGGCTTCCTTGATCTTGGCGATCAGTTCAGCCTGCTCTTCCTTGTGGATAAGGAAGTTGGCGTTGAAGCGCGGGTCTTGGCCAGCGGCGAATGCCTTTGGCGTCCAGATTTGTGGGAACGAGAGGCGGACATTCTTGAGTACTAGTGCAGTCATTGACTTTTCCTTTTTAAAATAGATCGACGGCGGCTGCGCCATAGGCAGGACGTGGATCGGAATCTGGAGCGAGCGAAGGCTTGCCCCGTGGCTTAACGACGAGATCGGCGATCTCGGCGGCTTTCGTCCGCCCAAGCAGCTTCTCTGCCTGAGTGGGTGAAATTACTTTCTTGGTGAAGGGGTCGTAGCCCTTGTCGTAAAGCACCTTGGCGGCTTGGTCGTCGTCGGCCCACTGCCTGTTGCTGCGGCCTTCGACCAGCTTGTAGCCAGGCACGACACCGCCAGCGGCTAAGGTCTTGTGCGCGTGTTCTTCGACGTCGTTGGCCCACGACTTGATCATCGACAACTTCGGCAGCAGCTTGGCGATCTCGTCGACCGACAGAAGCCCTGGCGCCGTTGGCTCCAGCGGTGCTTCAAGGTCGTCGAACTGGCCGACTGCGATCTCGTAGTTGTGCTTGGCCAGTGCCTTACACGTTGCGCGGGCCTTGCAGAAGCGACACGCCTTCTCGCTGGGTTCGAAGTTGTCCGACCCTTCAACGGCCTTGGCAGCGGCGGGGCGCACAACCTTGTCGGCCCAGCGCAGCAGTTCCTTCACCGTGATGGTGTACTCGCTGACGTAGTCGAGCCGTGGCATATGGATGTGCAACACGAACGTATCGATGTTGAAGATCCGGCCATAGGTCTGCCACACGCCAAGGGCATAGAGCATCGCCTGTTCGTTCTGGTGCGCGCTGACCTTGACGCCTTGGCCGAACTTCAAGTCGATGACGTGGCACAGGCCATCGCCAACAACGATGGCGTCCGACGTGCCGAAGCCACCAGGCACCCATTCGGTGAACTCGACGCGCTGCTCTATGAACAGGTTGCTTTCACCGTCAGTGCCGTGGATGTTGCGGACGTAGTCGACGTAGTCCGCGACGTGGTCGGCCATGTCCTTGGTGATGACCCAGCCCTCAAGCTCGTCGCCCACCATCTCGGTCGGGTGGATCTCCTCGCGTAGGCACCACTCGGCCAGTGCGTGAGCCGCCGTGCCTTCACGGCTGAACTCGGTCGACTGGTCGGGCATCCCTGCCTCAAGCTTCACGCTGCCGGCGCAGTACAGCCAGCGGTGCGCTGACGACGGCGAGAGCTTGGCGTGGGCCGGTTCGGCCTCTTCGAACATTTCAAGTTGCATTAATTTCCCTTTCAACCAAACACGAACGACAGGAACAGCACCAGCCAGAACACACCACACCACGACAGCGCGGTGACGCAGCCACGGGCAGCGCGGAGATCGTCGTCTTCGTCGTTCATGCCGGCACCTGTAGTTCGCGCAGCACCTGTTCGGGCGTGAGCTTTACGAGAAAGCCGTGTTCGCGGCTCCACTGCCCAACGGCGTTCGACAGTTCGGCGTCGATGCTCTGAAGCATGGCGCGCATCTTGTTGCGCTCTGCGATGAGCGCACGGACTTGTGCGTCAGACATTGCCCAGTTCCTTTTCAGCAGCAAGCAGCACGACTGCGTAGCTTGCAGGGGCGAGGTCAGAGAGCTTTTTGGCGCCAAAGTCGCCGAGTAGCGCCTTGACGTGCGTGGCGCCCTTAGCAGAGGCCAGCTTGGTCAGCGCAGCGCGAACGTCTTCGAGGGTGATGACGGTGCCTGGTTCGATCTGGGGTGTGGCCGGTGCGGCCTTAGCGGGTGCAGACAGTTCTTCTATCTGCTTCGCGATCTGGCGTAGCGCCTTCGCGATGTCTTCCAATTGGCTCATTTGAATTTCTCCTGTTGACACTTTGTATCGGCGCTGTAAATGTGCGGCGACAACCCCCAGTTAGCAACTCAACAAAGTATGTCAAGGAGAAAAATGATGATTGAAAATGAAGAAAACAAAATCCGCAGTGCGGTAGAGCGTGTGGCCAAGATCGCCACCAACGGAAATATGCGTCGGCTGTGTGCGCTTCTGGATGTATCCACCCAGGCGCTATACAAGTGGATCGCTGATGGCGTCCCTGTGAAGCGCGCCCTTCAGATGTCGATGCTTACCAAGGGTGAAGTGCAGTGGCACGAACTCTGCCCGCACGTCGCAGACGAACTGCGCCAGTCTCTTGAAGCGGCTGCAAAGGCATGAGTGTGCTAGACGACTTCCGCAAAATGCAGGTGGCTGCACAGCACAAGCTATTCGACGACGCCTGGAAAGGTGTCGATGCACAGACTGAATACGATGCCCTGCATGGCGATCAGGTCAACCATCCGCCGCATTACAAGCAAGGCGACGTCGAATGTATCGATGCCATCGAATCAGCGTTGACCGCAGAAGAGTTTCGTGGTCATTGCAAAGCAAATGCGCTCAAGTACATCTGGCGTGAGCGCCACAAGGGCCAAGACGAGAGCCTGAAAAAGGCCATCTGGTATCTGGAGCGCGCTCTGAAAGCATAAAAAAAAGGGCCGTCCCGAAGGACAGCCCGCGTAGTTGGAAAGGAAAGTAGAGTTGTCTTATCTTAATTCTCACGGAGCGCAACTGGTTTCGTTGGGGTATTCCCCCCTCCCGATCAGGGCAGGCCATAAGGCACCCGCGATCAGCGATTGGCAGAACTGCCACGCTGACGCAGATAAGCTCGACCAGTGGCTCGCCGATCCACGCATGGCGAACTGCGGTGTCGGCATCCTCACAGAGAACACGCCAGCCATCGACATCGACTGTCTCGACAAGGACATCAGCTACAAGCTGGTGAAGTGGGTCGAGAACAACCTCGGCAAAGCACCACTGCGGATCGGCAAGAAGCCGAAGGCGCTGATGGTGTTCCGCTGCGACGAGCCGTTCGGCAAGATCCGGTCGAACGAATATGTTGACTTCTTAGGCAACAAGAACGCGGTCGAGGTGCTGGCCAAGGGGCAGCAGTTCGTGGCGTATGCCGTCCACCCTGACACGCAGCAGCCCTACGGCTGGCCGAAGAAGTCTCTTATCGACATACCGCACGACGATCTGCCCACGCTCACCCAGAGCCAAGCGCAGGAGTTCGTTGCCTATTTCGAAAGCATCATCCCTGACGACTGGGAGTTAAACAGTCGCGGCGTGACGGTCAGTGTTGCAGAGGGCGACGAGCTATTGACGCTTCGCCCGAAGCTGGGCCGCTCGCTCGACGAGGTCGCCAGGTGGATCGACACTGTCAAGAACGATGACTGGCACTACGACGACTGGATCAAGTTCGGCATGGCGCTGCACCACGAAACAGACGGCTCGCCAGAGGGGCTGCGTATATGGGATGAGTGGTCGGCCCAGAGCGGCAAGTACGTCCACGGGTCGTGTAGCAAACACTGGCGCAGCTTTGGCCGGAACACCAGCGTTGCCCCTGTCACCGCTCAGTTCATCGAAGGCAAGGCCAAGAAGGTCGTGCGCGAAGAGAAGAAGAAGGGGCTGGTCGACCAGCTTGTGCAGGACTTGGTGTTCGTACAGGTGTCGGGCAGCGCCCGTGTCATCCGCGAAGACGATATGCAGGACGGGCTGGAACTGTTCGGCGTCGAGGATCTGACCAAGGAATTCGCCAACCAGTGCATCCCGATTGAGGTCGAGAAGAAGAACGGCGACATCGTGATCGAACAGGTCAACCCCGTGAAGCTCTGGCTGACGCACCCTGAACGGCGCACGGCGCGCGGCTTGGTGTTCTTGCCAGAGGGCCAGAAGGTTGGCGCGTACAACCTGTGGCGCGGCTGGTCGTGTGAGCCAGAAGAGGGTGACGTGTCGATGTTCACCGACTGGATGTTCGACATCATCGCCGACCGCGACGAGGCGAATTACAAGTGGATCATGGGCTGGTGCGCGCAGATGGTGCAGGAGCCAATGACCAAGATAGGCGTGGCCACGGTGCTGCGCGGTTTGAAAGGCACCGGCAAGTCGAAGCTGGGCGAACTGCTGGGTGGTCTGTTCCCGCAGCACCACAAGACCATCAGCCGCCAGGAACAACTGGTCGGCAACTTCAACCGCCATCTGGAAGACTGCCTGCTGCTGCAAGCAGAAGAGGCGTTCTGGGCCGGCAGCAAGTCCGCAGAGGGCGCGCTGAAGGATCTGGTCACCAACCCCCGCATCATGATTGAGCGCAAGGGTGTGGACAGCTACATGGCGCCGAACTTCACCCGCATCCTGTTCACGTCGAACGAAGAGTGGGTCGTGCCAGCCACGGCAGATGAACGCCGCTGGGCGGTGTTCGACATCTCCGACCGGCGCAAGCAGGACTATGACTTCTACGCAAGCTTACAAAGCTGGTACGACCGTGGCGGCAAGAAGCACATCCTGCACCACCTGAAGACGCTTGATCTCGCGACGGTCAACGTCCGCACTGCCCCGCAGACGAAGGCGTTGCAGGATCAGCAGATGCGTGGCGGCGACTGCGTCCAGCGTTGGCTGTTCGACTGCCTGATGGAAGGCGAGATCAGGGACAGCAAGAGCGGTGCGGCAGTTCAATTCGGCGAGGTCGAGGCCAACAAGACCACAATCTATGAGAGCTACAAAAATTCGATCCAGCGCCACTGGGAGGTCAAGAACGCCAATGGGTTCTGGACGTCGGTCGCGCGCTACGACGAGTTGTTCTACGGCGGCAAGGTCAAATGCGCGGCTGGCGCTCGCTACAAAGTAACTGCGGTTGCATCGCTGAAAGAGGCACGGCAGCTATTTACCAAGCGGCATCAATATCAGGTTGACTGGCCCGATCCACTCGTTACAGAGGACTGATCGAAACTGGAAAAGGAAAATTCAAAATGTCAGAGATTCGTTTAACTGAAGACACGCTGAACCATATGCCGACCATTGTCCGCATCGCAGGCGAGTACGGCGTCACGATCATGGAACTGCTGGGGCCAGGCAAGCAGGAGAAGCGGGTCGCAGCGCGTGTGGCGTTGTGCCGTCTGCTGCGGTGCAAGGAATTGTCGAACGCCGCAATCGGTCGTGTGATCGGGCGTGACCGCAGCACGGTGGGTAGCCTGTTGGCGCACAAGTCCAACCCGACGCCTGCGTATTTTGTCAGGCGTGAGGTCGTTGCCGACGCCGACGCCGCGCCGCGCGATCTAACAACCAAGAACTACAAGGCGCACTGCGAACGTGGTTCTAAGGCGCTCGCTGCCGCTATCTTTGCGACTGGCAAGACGCACGGCCCGATGCCAGAGCAGAAGCTGATCGACGCCATGATCTGGAGCCGTGGCGCCAACGAGAACGTCCACTGCACGGGGTGGATGGTGTGACCCTGCGCCAATTCCTGTTCGAAAACTTCGGCTGGGATATTTACGACTGGGCCGATGATGAGATCCGGTTCTAGTCGCTACAGCGACACTTCGAACGGCTGGCCAAGGAAGTCCAACATATCTTTACGCCTGCCGGTGATCATGGCCTGGCGCTTGGCCGCAAGGACTTGCAGCATCGTGATCACCAGCTTGGGTGCAGGCACTTCACCAAGCTCATACGCCTCTAAAGTGCGATACCCGATCCCAAGAGCCACAGCAGCATTCTTGATCGACAGCCCTGTCGTCTTACGCAGAGCGCGAAGCTCCACGGGGGAGATCAGTTCTTGTCGGGGTTTACGAATGCTCATGGGGTCGACTTACACACTAGGGGAGGGGTTTGCAATCGTACTGTGTGCGACAACGTGTCGCGATGTCGTTTTGGCGGCGCGAAAGATTTCTATAGATCGATTTGATTAAAATTTAACCGAAAAGTTTGTTTAATTCGATTTGGAATTGAGTCGTCGTTTTTTAGATCTCTACGGGGGCATTCGCCTGGAGCGTCGGTCCCCTGCTGACACTGGTGTCAATAAGGCGCAGAGGCGCAGAGGCGCAGAGGCGCAGAGGCGCAGAGGCGCAGAGGCGCAGAGGCGCAGAGGCGCAGAGGCGCAGAGGCGCAGAGGCGCAGAGGCGCAGAGGCGCAGAGGCGCAGAGGCGC